AAGGTGGACATACCGTTGTCATGGACGATGGTGACCTAGAGAATCAAAATGCCATGATTCGCCTGCGCACCAGCAAAGGACATCAGATCACCATGAGTGACGATGGCAACTTCTTTTATATTGTGCATGCCAATGGGCTGACTTGGATCGAACTGGGCGTAGAAGGCACTGTGGATGTGTTCAGCACAAACTCTGTGAACATTAGAACACAGGGCACTATTAATTTACATGCTGACAAAGACATCAACATGTTTGCCGGAGAGAAGATCAATATCAAAGCAAAAATAAATGTTGGGGTGGAAAGCGATCAAACCATTACCACATTTAGTCAAGGAAAAACCACACTGTACAGCAAAGCTCAATTGGGCATACGAGCTGATGGATCTCTAGCACTCAAAGGTGCAGGAGGTAGTTTTGATGGCGGTGGAGCATTGAAACTCAAAGGTGGCCGCATTGATCTCAACGGCGGCGGTGCAGACGATGTGTCACCGGCTAAAATCATGACAAAGTACACCATGGACGACACAAAGTTTGATGTGTCAACTGGTTGGCAAGTGGAAATCAATAAATTACAAAGTGTTGTGACACGAGCTCCCACACACGAGCCTTGGCCTTATCATAACAAAGGAGTGGCTGTTGCAGTGACTATTGGCGAAGGCGTCAGTCCTCCACCTGCTGCTGTGCCGATACCAGAAAACGTTTCCATTACAAAGAACTAGCCATGGCAGATACAGCTGATAACAAATTGGTTTACACCGGAGACGACCCCATAGTCTGGAATCGGGTCAATAAGCTACGACTGGAACAAGGATTACCAGGTCTAACTCAGATAGGCCTCCCAAGACCCGTGGATGATGGTAAATCTTTCAGCAGCCCTTATTCACAATATACTCCCGCAACCAGTGCAGCCACGGGATCAGGATCTAAGTTTACTTTTAATTTTGGTGGGGAAAATTTTACAGTCAATGCACCCACCGGCACCACCGAAGCGCAGGCACGAGCAATTTTTGATCAGCAGGCCAGTACCGGAAGCCTTACTGGTTTAAAATCCGGGCAAACATTGGATGCTGCCAAACAATTTGCTGGAGGGTTGCTCAAAGCAGCCAGCCAACTCAATGTTTCACAATTGGCCAGTGGCCTAAGTGGATTATCCAGTGGTATAGGCGGCGGTATAAGCAGTGCCCTAGGAGCAGTGACACGGTTCACTGGAGGCGCAACTGGGGGAATAACCAGTGCCCTAGGAGCCGCGTCAAAGCTCACTGGTATACCCATCAAGAACCCCATGAATGTTGCTGATTTTGTCAAAGTTGGAGTTGGATCGGTCAAAGAAATAGGTGCACTAAGCAGCACACAAGTACAAGGTCTCTTGGGGCAGGCAGCAGCTAGTACCAAACAATCAGTTTCTGATTATAGCCTAGACAAAGGCATAGGACAGTATGGCATTAACCCGGCACAGTTGGAACAAACAGGATATTTAAAACCCGGAACACTAGCACAGTACACCAAGAATGCACAAGTAACACAGGCTGACATTGACGAAGCTCAACGAGTCAATGTATCAGGTGGCAGCACCACACCAGCACTCATTGCTTCAAATCGCAAAATCAAAGACGTGTTGAATGTTAGCGGTGTTTGGACTGGCAAAGGAGGTGTTAGTAATTTGACTTCTCTAGTAGGCGACTCCACCAAGCAACTGTCAGTGCAATCTAACATAATGGAAACCGGATATAAATCGTTGGAGAAAGCCGGAGTTATCACCGCCAGTACTGCCAAGGATGCAATAGGTGGCCTGGTACAATCAGCCGGAAAGGTCGGAGCTGCATTGACTGCTGCCTGGAGCAAAGGAACAGCACCAGCTGGCTCTGTTGATGCAATCAACAACTTGGCCAAGCAGGGCCTCACTGCAGTAAATTTTACAGATTTTAAATTACCTGCTGGCGCATCAGGTGAGCAAGTGGCTACTGGTGTAACAAACACTGTGAACCGCAAAGTGTTGAATCAATCAGTGGTGGCATTTATTGGTGATGCCAAAGTACCTGTGATAGATTATGGACAGGAATCTCTAACTAACCTCACCCAAGGGGTTGGGAGCTTTCTACCAAGTTTTGACGGCAACCTACAGAGTCTTGGCGGTTCTGTTGGTGCTGCTCTTTCAAGTAGTACATCTGATGAAAAGTTGATCTATACTGGTAATGATACAATAGTTTGGGATAGAATCAATCGTGAAAGACTACGACGTGGACTCTCGGGGTTGGCTGAGATAGGTTATCCAAGGCCCAAAGATGATGGCAAACCCTCCTCGCAATATCGGTAAATAAAATTATGACAACATTCATTGGCTATAACACCATTAACCAATTCAAAAAGTTTACCTTGGTAGATCGGGATCTCATCAAGCGTGATCTTCTCAACGCCTTTAACATACGCCAAGGTGAGCTAGTGGGTAGACCTGCGTATGGTAGTGCAATCTTTGATTTCTTGTTTGAACCACAGACTCTTGAAACCGAAATCGCCATGAAAAATGAAATACAACGTGTGGCCGGCGGCGATCCCAGGCTCACTGTGGCCAATGTCTACACCTATCCGCAGGAAAATGGTATCTTATTTGAACTGCAAATACAAATAGTGTCCAGCTCCAACGCCGAAATACTCTCTATATTCTTTGATCAAGAAACACGCCGGGCTAGTTACATATAACTGCGCGGTTTTCCGGGCCATAAATACATAATAATATATTACTATGGCTAAAACTACCAGACAAACAGTTATTTTTGGGGTCGAGGACTGGAAACAGATCTATCAGACCTATCGCGAAGCTGACTTCCAAAGCTACGATTTTGAGACTCTACGCAAGAGTTTCGTAGACTACTTGCGTTTGTATTATCCTGAAACTTTTAATGATTATATTGAAAGTTCGGAGTTTATTGCACTGCTAGATGTCATTGCTTTCATGGGACAAGCGTTAGCTTTCCGATCCGACTTAAATGCCCGTGAAAACTATATAGACACAGCCGAGCGTCGTGATTCTGTCAATCGGCTAGCCGGTTTGGTCAGTTACACTGCCAAACGCAATACCGCAGCACAAGGCCTGGTCAAAGTCACTGCAGTGTCTACCACGGAAAACATCACAGATTACAACGGCGTAGATTTGGCCAATATCACTGTGAACTGGAATGATCCCACAAACACAGACTGGTTTGAGCAGTTTACTTCTATTGTCAATGCAGCGTTGATCAACAGTCAACGCTACGGTAATCCCGGAAGCAATCAAACAATCATCAACGTTAAAACAGACGAATATACGTTGAATCTAGTACAAGGGTATTTGCCTGTGATTCCTTACACTGCCACAGTGGACGGAGTTAACATGCCGTTTGAAGCAGTCAATGCTACATCTTCGGGTCGAACATATTTGTATGAACCTGCTCCCCTGCCCAATGGTGCGTTTAACATCTTGTATCGTAACGATCAACTGGGCTTTGGTTCCAACAACACTGGATTTTTCTTTTTGTTCAAACAAGGATCGTTGCAGTCTGCAGATTTTAATCTAGCAGAAAAAGTCAGCAATCGTGTAGTTGCCATCAACATTGATGGTATCAACAACGAAGACCGTTGGTTGTTCCAACTTGATGACATTGGCACAGTTCAGTCTGAATGGTTGTACACTGAATCAGTTTATACTGCTGCTGCCGAACAGAGCACAACCGGACTGCGTAAAATTTATTCAACACAGAGTCGTAGCAATGATCAGATTTCGCTGACATTTGGTGATGGAGTGTTCTCTGCTATTCCGGTGGGACTATTCCGCGCCTATGTTAGATCATCAAACGGACTTGAATACATCATCAACCCCGAGGAAATGCAGAGCATTGTTTTACCAATCAGCTATGTGAGCCGTACTGGTCGAATTGAAACACTGACATTTACTGTAAATCTACAAACACCAGTAAGCAATGCACAGGTGCGAGAATCTATTGATGAGATCAAGCAACGTGCGCCTGCTCGTTATTACACACAGAATCGTATGGTCAACGGCGAAGATTACAATCTGTTTCCGTTCACCTTGTACAACTCAATTATCAAATCCAAGGCCCTGGCTCGCAGTGCAATTGGAACTTCTCGATATCTTGAATTAGTCGATACCACCAACAAGTATGCCAGTACCAATGTGTTTGGCAGTGATGGTGGTCTCTATAAAGATAATACGCTGCCCACATTTCAGTTCTCATGGTTCACTACCAACGATATATCTGACGCAGTCACAAATAAAGTTCAGCCAATTCTACTAGAACCTGGTATGCTGCAATTTTACTATGCTAATTTCATAAGGCCAAATCTTGTCACATTGAATATTTCATGGAATCAAAGCACTTCACTGACAAACTTATCCACTGGATATTTTAAAAATATTGCATCTCCGTTTGCTCCTTTTCCAGTGGGCTCGTTTTCCAGCAGCAATACAAAGTACATTGTACCCAACTCTCTAGTAAAGTTTGTTCCACCTGATGGATACTATTTTGATCAATTCAATCATTTAGTTGCAGGCATACCCACAGCCGACACTGACAAACTTTTTATCTGGGCCACCGTGACCGGGGTTATACTAGATGGCACCAATCAAGGCAAAGGTAATCTCACCAACGGTGCTGGACCAGTGGCCCTCAATAATTTTGTACCAACTGGAGCTATTGCCACACAAGTCATACCGTTGTTTCTGACGGATTTGCCTTCGACCATAGTTCAAAACATGATTGAATCAATTCGTTTATATCGTAATTTTGGTCTTGGTTATAATAATCTAACTTCAACCTGGTACATAATTACGCAAACAAATCTCAATGTCACCGGAGCGTTTAGTTTAGCCAGTCAACAGAGCACCGCTGGCGTTTACAGCGATGCAAGCTGGCTAATTGAATTTATAACCGATGGCACACAATATTCTGTGACCGCACGTGAGTTGACATATTATTTTGCGTCAGTACTGCAGACCCGCTTCTTTTTTGAATCTGGTGCCAGCATTTATGATTCACGAACAGGCACGGTAATCAAAGACTTTATTCGTGTATTAAAAACCAATAGTCAGCCCGCTAGCAATTTACCCTTGACCGGCGACACCACTATGCAAATTATTGGCCAGCCTGAACAAAGCGATGGTTATGTTGACGATTTCCAGGTCATTGTGAGCTTTCAAGACTCAGATTCTGATGGTGCAGCTGATAATCCAGATTTCTTTGAAGAAATAGTGGGACCAAATCCCACCACAGGTCAAAGTGGGTCATTGGTATTCTTAGAAGCCACTGTGGACTTTGATAATTTACAGCGATACCTGCTGACTGAAAAAGGATATGTGAATTATCAATACGGAACATTGTCAGAAATTACATCAAATTCTGATCAATATCTTGATGGTCAGGTATTTTACGCCTATGATGATAAGGGATTTTATGTATTGACTATTGCATTTGATGGTACTCGTACACTCACACAATCCACTGAATTCTTGGCAAGAACAGGCCGACAGGATCTGTACTATCAGTATCGCCACAACAGTTTATTGACTAATAGAATTGATCCATCAATCACAAATATCATTGATGTGTATGTTGTTACACAAGGTTACTACACTGCCTATCAAAACTGGATCAAAGATTCAACTGGCACTGTGGTTGAACCTATGGTGCCTACAATTGACGAGCTCACTACAGAATTTCAAAAGTTGCAAGATTACAAAATGATTTCAGATAATCTAATTTTAAATTCTGTGGTATTCAAACCTTTGTTTGGAGCCAAAGCCACAGCTCAACTACGTGCCACTATCAAAGTAATCAGAGCATCCAACAGCACGGCCAGTGTCAGTGAAATTAAGAATCTTGTTGTGGCCAGTCTCAACACTTATTTTACTATTGATAAATGGGACTTTGGTGATACATTCTACTTCTCTGAACTTGCAGCGTATATCCATTCGCAAATTGGAACTATTGTGAGTTCAGTGGTGCTGGTTCCAGTAAACCCACAAAAGAGTTTTGGTGACTTATATGAAATTAGATCAGCACCAAATGAGATCTTCGTCAACGCTGCCACAGTGGCAAACATCGAAGTTATTGATGCATTGACAAGTACCAACCTTAGAACAGCGTCTGGCAGCGGAGTTACCTACGCTGACCGCGGCGGTGGTAACTCGTCTAGTAGCGGCAGATCTGCCCCTGCAGGTTATCATTATATGCCAAACGGAACATTAATGGCAAACAGTGCAATGCCAGGTGGTAGTGGCTCATCTGGTAGTGGCTCATCTGGTAGTGGCTCATCTGGCGGAGGATCATATGGTAGTGGCTCATCTGGCGGAGGATCATATTAATGGCTAGAATCAGAACAGTAGATTTCTTACCAGAGATTTTTCAAACCTCAACCAATCGACAGTTTTTGGCCAGCACTCTTGATCAACTGGTACAAGAACCTTCATTTAAAAAAACCCAGGGATATATTGGTCGTAGAATTGGCCCAGGTATCAATCCCACCGATGCTGACTATGTGGTTGAACCCACAGCCGAGCGTGCCAACTATCAATTAGAGCCAGCGGTTGTTTTCAAGTTGCCTGACACAGACACTGTGTATGATGCCATCACTTATCCGGGCATCACAGATGCATTGAAATTACAAGGTGCTGATGTTACCCGCAGTGATCGATTATATGGCAGCCAATACTATGCATGGGATCCGTTTGTTGCCTATGACAAGTTGGTTAACTTTTCTGAATACTACTGGTTACCATCAGGCCCACTGAGTGTTGCGGTTACCGGTGGTGTTATTCCCATCAGGAACACAATTGAAGTAACTCGTAATTTAGGATTTTATAGTTTCAGTGATGCTCAAGGGCAAAATCCTGTCATCACATTGGTTCGTGGTGGTTCTTATCAATTCGTTGTTGCGCAAAACAAAAAGAATACAGTCAATTATCGTGTCACAAATCAAGGCAACAAAGCCTACATCATTGATTATCAGGCCAATCCAGCCATTACACTGGTACGTGGCAACACCTACATTTTTACTTTGAGTATTGATGGTAACTATCCATTTTGGATTAAAACAATTGCCAGTACCGGGGTAGTTAATGTGTACAGTACTGGGGTAATCAATAACGGTGCGTTGGATGGCACAGTTACTTTTACAGTGCCACAAAATGCACCCAATACTCTGTACTATAGCAGTCAAACCAGCAGTCAGATGCAGGGCGTATTCAATATCATCAGCGGAGAGCCAGGTACTGGACCAGGTTTTTATATACAGGCACAGCCCGGAGTTGATGGTGGTATGCCCACTACTCCAAATATTTCCAGCAGAGATGTGCTGGGGGTTGTCAACAACGGTGAAGACCTTGGCACGGTAACGTTCAATGTTCCATCAAAAACTGCACAGAACTTTTATTATAACTTAACGTCAATTGATTCTGTTGACTTGTTGAGTCAAATTAAATTCAACGAAATCAACAATATCTATGTTGATGATTTTCTTGCCGCGTATCCCGCAGGCATTGACGGAGTCACTGATCTTGAAAATCGCACATTGGTGTTCGATGTTCCTTCACTAGAAGGAACAGGCGTAGATGTTGATACATCTATTGCCGGCGGATGGTTGCGTACTACTTTTTACAGTCCTGATTATACAGCCGACCCTACCCCAGGGTACAACGAAGAACCTTATGATTTGACCACAAGTATTGTTAGCCTAAACGAACGTTACAGCGTCTGGCAGATACAGTTCAATACCGACGATGATGGTCAGCAATACATGACATTGGCAGTCAAACAAGAAGTCAATGAGTTTGAAAAATTTAGAATCGTATTTGGTGTCCAATGGTCAAGTACTCAGTGGTATCGCAGCGACGACAGTTATTTTGAAAAAATACCACTGTTGACCGCAGTGTTAGATACCCTGTTCTATCAAGACAGTCTTGATCCAACTCTGGTGGGTGAAATTAGATTAATTGATCCAACTCTGGAAACAAATCTTGATCTTGACACTATTATTGGTAAAAAACAATACACCAGTCCCAACGGAGTAAAATTCACCAATGGTTTAATAGTTCAATTCCGCGGCAATGTAACGCCAGACTCCTATACCAACAATGAATACTTTGTTGAAGGGGTTGGTGAAGCCATTGTGCTGGTACCAGTCACAGAGCTGGTTACTCCGGAAACTTACACTCAAAGTTTGTCAGTGAGTTTTGACGTTGTGCCATATGACATTGGCAACTACGATGTCAGTGATAATCAACCAATTGAACAAGACTACATCACAATTAATCGTGCCAGTGCTGATAGAAATGCCTGGTCACGCAGCAACCGGTGGTTCCATAGGCAAGTGCTTGAAGAATCAGCCTCGTATAATAATACCACACCACTGTTGGATCTTGCAGCAAGAGCTCGTAGGCCTATTCTTGAATTCCAAGCTGGAACAAAACTCTTTGATTCTGGAACAGCCGGCAAAAATCCAGTCAACATTATTGACTTTACAACATTAGACGCATTAAGCGATATCAATGGGGTACTCAACACTTACATTATCGATGGGTACACGTTGGTCAACGGGTCACGAGTTATTTTTGCAACTGATGCTGATCCCAATGTTCGAAATAAAATCTACACAGTTGAGTTAATATCACCTGACTCTGTTCTTCCTCTGATTCCCGAACCAATCATTAATCTTACAGTGGCCGATGATGGCGATATCAGTTATAACAATCAGACCGTATGCTTAAATGGAGCCACACTGCAAGGTAAAAGTTTTTGGTTTGATGGTGTGACTTGGCAAGAAGCCCAGGAAAAAATCAGCACCAATCAATCTCCGTTATTTGATGTATTTGTCAACGGACACAGTCTAGCCGACACTGTGTTTTTTGGTAGCAGCACATTTCGCGGCAGTAAACTATTTTCTTATGCGGTTGATTCAGCCGGTGTGGCAGATCCAATTTTAGGATTCCCATTAAAATATCTAACCATCAACAATGTTGGCGATATTGTGTTTGACAATAATTTTTACACTGATACTTTTGTTTATGTAGAAAATCGAATAAGTTTGACCGAGCCAATTAGCCAGGGGTTTGTTTACCGTTATCTTGACCAAGTGGCTTTTACTAGAAAAATTGGGTGGGCTACTGCACCTTATCAAAATGCAACCTACCAACAATTTCAATTTACCTACACTGGGCAACCGCTGTTGTTGGATGTTCGGGTGCGTGATCAAATTATTGACCCCTCTGTCCCTCAAACTTATCCGGTATTAAAATTATATGCAGGGTCTAAGTTTCGAGACCCCGGTACCTACACCTACACACAAAACGAATTTACCACAGTAATCAACGTTGATTCAACTGTGGCAACAGGTGAAACTATTATTGTGTTGGCACTCAGTGATCAAGTCAGTTCTGTGGCATTTTATCAAGTGCCAACAAATCTTGAAAACAATGCGTTGAATCAAAATCCAAACACAGTGACCTTGGGTACTGTACGCACTCACTATCAAACCATCTGTGAAAATTTAATTACCATTCAAGGCACTATCAACGGGTCAAATAACAGCAGAGATCTTGGATATATTGCGCCATATGGATTAAACATTCTGCAACAAAGTTCTCCCCTGACATTGGCCGGATATTTTTTACGTAATCAAAATTATGAATTATTTACAGCATTGGATTTCAATACCAGGGAGTATACCAAATATAAAACTCAACTGTTGGATATTGTTGCCGCCAGGGACTGGGGTTCACAGACTTCTGCACAAATTTTAACCAATGCAGTGGCTATATTAACTGCTGGTCGTACAGAATCAAATCCATTCTATTGGTCAGATATGTTGCCAGCACGTACTGTGTATGCATCAACCACATATACTCATACACCTATCAGCACCAACTCGTTTAACACTTCAAGAGTGTATGATTTTAGTTCAAGTAACTATTATGCGGTATTGGTGTACGTCAATGGTCAGCTGCTGACTTCAAATTTTGAATACACCGTTGCCGCAGACGCACCTATAATTACAATCATCTCACCATTGGAAGTCGGTGATGTAATCATTATCCAGGAATTTGATACCACAGTGGGCAATTATGTGCCCAATACACCTACCAAGATGGGGTTGTATCCTGCGTATCGCCCACAGATGTATTTAGATACTACCTATGTTACTCCCACCACGGTGATTCAAGGGCATGATGGTAGTATAACTGTGGCATTTGATGACATTCGTGACGAAATTTTATTGGACTTTGAAACACGAATCTACAACAATTTAAAAATTCACAGTGTTCTCCCTATCAATACAACTGAAATTATTCCTGGACAATTCCGTGTTACTGAATACAGTCAGAGTGAAGTCACTGATATTCTCAGTGCTGATTTCTTGACCTGGGTAGGATCTAACAAGTTAGATTACTCGGCACAACAGTACATTGCAACCAATCCCTACACTTACAACTACAGTCAGAGTTCAAACAAATTAACTGGTGCACCTTTGTTGGGGGGCTGGAGAGGCATTTACGAATATTTCTACGACACAGATCGTCCCAATGAAGCACCATGGGAAATGTTGGGATTTACCGAACAACCTACCTGGTGGGAAGATCGTTATGGCTCGGCACCCTACACTTCGGGCAACTTGGTATTATGGGATGATTTGAGCCTGGGACGTGTGGCAGATCCAGCTGGCGCATATATCTTGCCTCAGTATGCCCGCCCTGGACTAATACAGGTATTGCCAGTAGACGGTGAAGGTGTATTGGTGCCTCCGTTGGAAAGTGTAGTTGGACTGTATTCTCGTACTACGTTCCAACGTAGTTGGAAAATTGGCGATGATGGTCCGGTTGAAAATGCCTGGAGAACCAGTTCAAGCTATCCATTTGCAATCATGCGATTATTTGCACTGACCAAGCCTGCTGAATTCTTTTCATTGTTGGTTGATCGTGATCTGTACAAATACGACACTGCACTCAATCAATATCTCTACAATGGACGCTACAGAATTGATGCCAACGCTATTGAGTTGTACGGCAATGGTGTCAGCAAAGCCAGCTATGTAAACTGGATTGTTGACTACAACACCTATCTAGGAAATACTTCCACAACCACGGTACTCAAACAAAATCTCAAGGGGCTGGGAGTACAGTTGGCATATCGTATGGCTTCTTTCTCAGACAAACTATATATCAAAGTCTATACTGAAAAGCCCAGCCCCAACAGTTTAAACACCAGTTTGTTGCTGCCCGATGACAGCTATGATTTGTTTTTGTACAAAAATCAACCATCAGATGACATTGTCTATAGTTCAATAATTGTTCAACGTGTGCCCAATGGTTACAATGTATTTGGATACCTCTC